AATGGATAAGTTACTCTTATCTCATTTTCCATTGGTAGAGCATATTTTAATTTCGGATCAGAAGTTACTGCCATATAGTATAAATCCTTTTATTTCCCGTGAGAACGCCCTGTAGCCAAAACAGCATTTCCTGTGGCGGTTTTTGTTTCCTGATTCTTGACTTTTATTGCAGCCAACAATTCTGGAGTACCCTCAAGAGTAACAACAACTTGTGTAGTTGTTTTAGTTTTATTAGCTTCAAGCACGCCCTGTTTAACAGATTCAGCCATTCTTACATTAAAATCTTCAGAAGTTATAATTGATGTTTTTCCGCCGCCAGTTGGAGATTCTTTAACCGATACTGGAGTGTAAGAAAGAGAACTAGGTTGTGGTGCCGATAATCCTCTAAGTGATGTACCCTTTAAAGCGGCTGATTGGATATCCATTTCATTCTTTATATTTTTAAGCAAACCACTTGTAAAAACTTTACTAAAGCTTAAAGTAAGTTTATCTATAAATTCTCCAACTGTTTTAGAATCAGACAAGGGGGCTGTCGCTGTTCTTAAAATTTTAAGTTGTAAATTACGAGCATTTATAGAAGTTTGGTCAGCTACGGCTTCTAACCTACTACCAACCTTTAGATATTCATTCATGAATAAATTTGCTCGATCTTGAAATGTGGTAAAGTTATCAGCCATTTTATCTACAGGTGCTTGTGCAGTTTTTTCAAATCTTTCTGGCTGAGTTAATTTATCCATGCTATTGACTAGATTTTCATTTCTTAATACAGCTTGAATAGTTTGTTTATCTAAGCCGCTAGCCATTTGCAATTCTCTTATGAAAGCTCTCTGAGAGACTTCTGACATTTGATCTATCTGATTTCTAGAGCTACCAATGCTTTGAATTAAATACTTAATTCGATCATCATAGTTCATTGTTGTCGCTAAAACCGAATCAAACGAACCACCAACTGTTGATAAGATATTATTTAATTTTGTTCCAAATTGGACGCCTTCTTCTATACTATCAAATTTAGCAGCGGTATCCATGAGTTTATCAATAGATGTACCGAATCCTCTTGCCATTTGCTGAAACGACATAAATTGTGTTGCAGCTTTTTCAGGGCTTAAAATTGTGAAAAAGCTTTCAGCACTTTGATTAAATTCCTGAAATACTTTCTTGAATTCTTGTCCAGTCTCTCTAGAAAATTGAAGTAGCTTACTGGAAAACTTTTCTATGTTTTCCGTATTCATACCAAATCCGGTTGATAAGCGATTAATTACTTTAATTGTATCGCCAGCATCAACACCAAATTTTTGATTAATTGCAACTAATTTTGCGAAAGAATCTGTTGCTTCTACTGTCCTACCAAGTACAAAAGAATTAATATTGGTACCAACCAGTTTATAAGCTTCTGCAAGTTTTGATGTAGAGATGCCTTGTTCTGTTAATGCCGCCCCGATATCAGAGACTCTTTTTACAATATCTCTACCACGATCAGCTTCAAAAATACCAAAAGATTGCTGAAAATTTATTCTTAATTCATTGGCTACTTTAGCTTGTCCAGTTAATTTATCATTCCAATTATCAAAAACGGCTTCAACAGCTTTAGAGCCATCGTATATGGTTTTTACACTAACGGCTATTTTTTCAGCAGCTTCAACAACTTTTTCAGTAGGATTAGGCATCTAAATAAATTCCTCAATACTTTAAATAGTAAAGAGAAAGATTATTTTGTTCTTTCTTCCATATACTTAGAAAGCTTCTCAAAAAACCAATTCCTTAAAGTTACAGGGATTGCATGGGCTTCAAAGAAACTCCAATTGCCAAGTTGAATTAAGTAAAAAATCTTCTCATAGACACTGTTAATATAATCAGAGTTCAGGCCAAAAAAAGTCTCCAGTAATAGAGACAACACCTCCATTATCATCGTGACCACACTTCTTGCATACAAAATGATAAGTTAGATCTAAATCTGGTTTTAATTCTGAATATGTTTTTCTCAAATATCTTGAATCTAAAACGGGCATTGTTGATACAAAATTTGCTATTGCAAACATATCATCGTTTCCATTTACTCTAGCAATTAATTTTCTATACATAAGAATTAATTGTTCTTCAGGCAAGTTAGCCTTTATTCTTCTTCTTTGTTCGTCTGACATTTCTTTTTCATCACGCCCATTCAATAATTTTATGTGGACAACTGCTCCACTCTTTGGTAAAGTTAGTTTCAATAATCCATCTTCTATTTCCATTTTATCTAAAGATAATTCTTTATTCTTTAAATCTGTGAATAAATGATCAATTTTTTGTGTAGTTGAACAAGCGGGGCATGAAGTAATAAAAGAATATTCAGGACCATACGCTGAAATTCTAGCTCTGGAAAGAATAGCACTTCTATCACCAACAACTAAGCTACTAACATCTATTCTTTTGTCCACAATAATGCTTTCTAATAACTTGTCAAACACAACACCTTTTTCAACAAGAGTTGGAGAAGTTAAAATATCTTCTTCTTTTGTTGTCATAAACTTTATTTCAACAGTTTCCACATTGTGTAGTGGGTGATTCACAGGATAGAACATGCCTCTTGAGGGAAGTTCTACTATTTCTGTTGGTGTTTGATATGATGTTTGTTGTGTTGTAATATTAGCTGCCATTAATTGCTGTCTTAATTCTTCAGGCATTTGGGGTGCAGCAAATCTTTCCCCGCCGTTTCTTCCACTCATTGTAACCTCATGTTAAAATAAATTTTTTGCCAAATCTATGCCAGACTTTGCAATCTTTCCGGGTCTAATATCATTTGATAAATAATATTCAGCCCAATCATATACTAAATCAACTGAAATATTTGTTAACTCATCTGATGAATATTTCAGTTGTGATGGTGTAATTTTCGTGATCATGGGATTATATATTCTCCATGTATCAACAACAGAACCATCAGGATCTATGGTTCTTATATTAATATTGCCAAAATCATTTATCAAATTTTTCTTTGATAAATTATTAAAACCATCTGGTATTATATTTGTAGGATAAGTATAGGCGGTTGTCTGTACTTTGTGTAATAAATTTCCTAAAACTGTCCCTAATGCTCTGGGATCAAATGTTTCTATAACGGTAAATGAAATAGGTTCCCACTTTAATTTTTTAGGAAATTTTGTTGCATACCCAAGATAATCATATTCTTGATATTCTATTGAAACCGCAGGTCTTTTTACATCTGTAATAAATGCAACATTTAGCCCAGATACTTCAAGAATAAATCTAAAAGACTGTTGAGCACTCTTGAAAGCGTATTCTGGAACCAAAGGAGCATCTAAGTAATCACCAAACAAACTAGATACTACTTTTTCTAGTTTTATGTCAGCCATTATTAGCTACCTACTGTTGCAGTATTCATTAGAGTACCATCTAGGCTACGGAAGCTCTGATAATCAACCCAGTCGCAGGAAACTGTTACTTTGATATTCTTTAGACCGTCTGTGTCATATTTGAAATTACCAAAGTCAACTGTTTTAATGAATGAATTCTTTAGAGTCCAAGCTTCAATTTCTGAACCATCAGCATCTAGAGATTTAATTCTCATGCCTTGAATTTGATTATTTGGACCAACAAAGCCTTTCTTAATTGTTTTTAAGTAATAAGTTGTACTCGTTGGATCTTTAATATCAAAGCTGCTGGGAAATACATAACCTGAAGATTTCAAATGCTTAATTAATAAATCAGCAGCATTTAAATCTACTGGGTCTACTAAAGTAAATGTTGAATCATCCCAAGTTAATTTGCCGGGGAACTTAAAGGTGTGTGAAAGAAAGTTGTGTTTTGCTGAGTCAGTAACTGTTGGTTTTGGTATTGTTACGTCATTAATGAAATATACATTTATGTTTTGCAATTCCAAAACAAACTTATGTTCTCTTTTTGGTTCAAAACTGGGTGTCCACGGTAGATTGGGGTTAGCCATTTAATTCTTTCTCCTTACCTTTTAGATAAATAGTTCTTGGTAAATTAATCCTCAAAAGAAGCACCAGTATTTGTAATGATAAAGTCTAGTGCGATAAACTCAATTGCTCTAGCTGGCTTCAAGTACACTTTAGCATACAATTCATTCTGATCAATTAGATCAGGAGTTGTTGTTGTTTGGTCTAGAACAAACTTGTAATCAACTAAACCGAATCTTGCTTTAACATCAGCTAAGAATGGTTCGGCTTGACCAGTGAATCTGTTCCATGTATCTTGAATATTTTGTTCAAACAGAATCTTAGAGGCGATTGAGGAAATACCGCTCTTGACGTAGATTAATAATCTACGAACATTGATTCTATCTAGAGCAGACTTCTCAACTTGTAGAGTCTTTTGACCAAAGATTACAATCCCTTCATTTGGGAATGAAGCAATTGGATTGATGTTAACGTTATATAAATTATCCCTATCTGTTTGGAATAGTTTGAGAGCAGTATTAATTACTGGCAAACCAGCAATACCACTTGATAAACCACCACGGTTAAAACCAGCAGGAGCAAACCAAGGAGCTTGTACTGCATCTGTATAAGCCATTGCGCCCAAGGCAACAACAGAAGGAGGAACCCATACGTTTGTACCATTTACAGAATCTCTAATTTGCACCCAAGGGTAGTAAGCACAGGCATAGTTGCTGTTATAAGCACGGTTTGTCCATACAGTAACTGCATCATTAACATTGCCAATATAAGCCGAACCTATTGCTGGCACATTTGCGCCTGCAGCTACGGCACTTACGGCTTGCCATTCTGCTGGCGGATTATAGCCGTGAGAGATATCTAGAACAGCTAATGCATCTGCTCTTGCTTCTGTGTTTGTAACCAATCTATTTTGTAGAGAGGCATTATTTAGAGCAGGAATAGACACAACGTTATATTGTGCAATTTCAGGATTCTTTATAGTATCAATTGCTCTCTGGTATGTAAAATATTGATAACTATTTTGTGCTGTCGCAGTACTAGCAATCAAACCATCTCTTAGTGGATCAGATTCTGTAATATTAAATCCATCAAAGCCATTGTAGAAATATGAACAGAACTTATTTGCACCAAGCACCAAAGGAGCCTTGTAAGTGCCCGAAACGCTAGCAGCTTGTGGGAAGTTAGCTGGCAATGTACCAGTTGCTGTTAATGATAAGCCTGAAGCTCTAGCTCCGTTATCATAAGTTAAGCTAGTATTGACGTTTAAGCCAGTACCAGTTGTAGAATATTTTACGTTATCTAATGTTATGATTGCAGAATAAACAGTATTTGTATCATCTGCATCATAACTTGTGCCAGCAAATGAATTCAACCTTAAAGCATCAACAACAGAACCATAAACAACGCCACTATCTGATACTGGTTGAGCACCGAAATAAGCTTGCTTATTGGAATTTAATGTAGAAGTTGAAGTTCTAAACAAAGGAATTGGGAAATCTAGTTGGCAATTTATAGCGCCAGTTACAGTACCAACTCCTGTTGAAGCAGAAGCATATGCATACCCAGAACCCTCAAAGTATTTATTATTTGTAAAAGATCCAGTATTACCAACGCTTGCTACATTAGTAATTGCTGCACTTCTATAAACAACCGGGAAAGTTGTGCCGAAAGGAACATAATCAGAAGTACCATTTTGGAATTCTGGATTTATTTCTACACGAATATATCTTGATTTGTTTGGATTCTCACCATACTCAGTTAATCTTTGTGTTGGCTCATCATAATCAATATATCTATCGCCAATTACTTTGGCAACGAAAGTATCCGAATTAGCGTTTAGTGTACAGCCGCTAAATGTTTCAACAACTTTTTTATTTGTATCTTGATCAAATAATTGTCTTAATTCAACATCGAAAGTTGGATATGGATCAACATTTATATTAGCTGGTGGATTAATATTAGTAATAGCAATCTTTAGATTGTTTTGTAGCCACTCACCAGAGTTAAGACCAACAAATCTAAATAATTTCTTTACACGACCGCTAGCAAAGAAAGAACTAGACACAACACCAGTTGAGCCAGTTACTGCAAATGTAGTATTATCTGCGCTTGTATCTTGGCTAATAATCCAGCCTGATTTTGCTGGTTGATAAGCGATTTTGTGGTTAGCAAAATTATTTGTGCCATTTGTTAATGGAAGAATAACACCATAGTAGTTCTGAGTTGAAGTCCAACCAGAAGGATTGGTATTGTTTGTAAATGTATCCTCAAACGTTTCGCCTAGGAAATAGGTTTGACCGCCATATGCTGCAGCTTTGCCAAGCAAAGTAGGATCTGTATTGAAAACTTTTCTTATATAATTTGGCTTTGTTTTATCCATACTAAATTTATATGGACCTAATGCATTTGCTGGCACAGAACCAGAAAGCTTAACAGTAAACGTACCATCAGTTGTTGAAACGAAAGCACAAGTATTGCCGTTTATTGTTGCGCCAACGTTAGGAGTTGAACCAACCAAAACTGGAACAGTTGTGCTATTGTCATTCATATACCAAACAGCAGCCAAAGAACCAGTTGAACTATTTGCTGCTGGCGTTATAAACAAGCCATAGGCACCTTTTGTACTACCTTGGGCTGGCGCTGTAAAAGTATAACCAGCTTTAGCAACGTCTGAATACGCATTTGTGCCAGAATTAGTATCAGATTGATCGCCAAGTACTCTTACATAAGTTAGTGCTTGACCATTTTTTAACCAAGCTTGTGCAGCATATGTACCATACATTGGAGAAGTTTTATTACCATCTCTCCAAACATCGTTGCCAATACCACCGGGTACTGGATTGCCAAATGTATTTGTAAATTGCTCAAAAGAATAAACAGTTACAGGAACAAACGCTGGACCTCTTTCCGCTCTACCAATTATGACTGGACCGATTGGTGCGGGAGTGTTGGGTATTCTTGAACGATCAATTTCTTGAGTTACAATACCGGGGGATACGAAACGGTAATTTTTTGCTGACACTGCCATATTA